CAGTATCTCCTGGAATAGGTTCATGGCCAGGACGTTGAAGATGCCCTCGGAGCTGGCAAAGTTCACCTTGTGCACAAATTCCTTTTCACCCTCGGCCACACCGCGCGTGATGCTGTACGAGGTGGAATGTTCGTCGCTGTGCCCAGAATCGAGGGTAAGCGTTACGGGGTCGCCCGAGAACGTCTCGAACACCTCTGCCCAGTTCTTATATGGTAGGGGGTACCCGTTGCTCGACGTTCCGTCGGCATTGAACGAGTGCGCACCGACTTTGAATGGCGCGCAGGCCCAGCCGTCACGCGCCTTGTCCCATTGCGGGTTAATGAATTCTGTACCGGTGATGGGCACGTTGGGGTTGTTCTTGTTGTAGGGTAAGTTCTCGATATTCCACACGGCCACCGGTGTATCGGGCAGGGCCTTGCGCACCTTATTGTACGAAACTATCTCATCCGGATTGTGAATATCGCCCACGCTGTTAAGAATGTCATTGCGCTTGGCGATGCTTACCTTACCGAAACGCACCAGTCGCCCCTCGCGGTCGGTGACGTCCTCGATGTCGGGCGTGTCGTAGGCGTAGTTGCCTACCACCTGCGAGAAGTTCAGGGCCTTGTCGTAGATGCGCAGGCTGTACAGCTTGACTTCTGCCTGCGGGCTGCCAATGGTGAGCTCTTTCGGCGCGCCCTGCTTCCACGAGGCCGTGGCGTAGTCGAACATGCGCACTATGACGCCGTTCATGTAGAGGTAGGCCAGGTTAACATCTTTCTCGGCTACGCTGCCGCCACCCAGGTTGTTGCGCGTGTGCGTCGTGGTGCCATCGATGACAACACCCAGGCGCACGCGGCTCTGCTCCGGGAAGTAGGTGATGACATTCCCGGTGCTGCAGCCCATCTCTACACGATTGACATAGACCCGGAAGCCGGTACCGCCATCCATGCAGTCGACGATGACGGCATTCTCGTTCGAGCAGATGCCGCTCTCAAATTCCAGTTCCACGGTGCGCCCCTGTTTGGTTCCGTTGGCCCCAAAATCGGAAGCGAAAGGAAGGAAGTCTTTCAACGTGACGCTCTTGCCGGCTCGGATGGTCATTCCCTGGCCATCTATAAAGCCGTTGCTATCGTCGAGGCGGAAGTTCTCCGAGCGCACCAGGCGTGCCGTCTGCTGACCCCGATAGGTGGCCACAATGTTCTGCGCACTCTCGTCGCTGTTAGCCCGTCCGCGCATAGGGAGGTACACCTTGCATTCATCGGCCGGGGCAAGGGCAACACCGAGGCTATGTACCTTGATTTTGCACTCCGTCGACAGCGGGCCGACGGAAAGGCGTACCGTTACTTCGGGCAGGTATTCCGCATCGTCGAGGGCAATGTTCACCACCTGCAGCCCGCTGCCCTTATCCGGGTTCAGGACTACCTGTTGTGTGCCCAGCTCACGCGTCTGCGCATCGCCATTAAATAGGAGCTCCACCTTGACCGTCGCCTTACTGCCGGCATCTTCGTCGGGAAGGTAGAAGTAATACGGCAGTTTTACCACGGAGAACTGGCGCGCTTCCGTAGGAATGCCTTTGCCCAGACAGATGGCCGCGGTACCCACTGCCCCCGTCGACGCCTTGATATACGTCGTGGTGATATCGGGGGTACGCAGGCCCAGCTCTCTGTTCTCGGCCCACAGCGTGATGTTGTGCGCACCGCCCGCGTAGCGGTTCTGCTCATCGATGACGAACTCACCCGACGAGTTGTGAATGCTCTTGGTATAGGTGTCTGTACGGCCGCCGTCCTGCACGCGGCAGTACACCGTTGCCGGAACACCCTGGCAGTTAACCCGGAGCGTCCAGCGTCCGTTTTGGATGACACTCTCGTCGTATGCGGAATCGAAGCCTAACGTCAGGCTATAGGTGTTGATGGTGAAGTTGAAGACTTTTTCCGCGCCGTGGGTATTAGATACCCGGATGCGCACGGTATTGGTTTCGGAGGTCAGATACTCTCCCAGCTCGAAGTCGTAGACATTGGCCGTAGCCGTTCCGCTGGCTTTGAGTGCCCGGGTAAGCGAAGTCACCGGTACGCCGTTCACCTCTATTTCGACAGTGCCGTCGGCCGTATCGCGGTCTGCCGGGTTGTCACCCCAGTAGCAGTTGTAGGCCAGCGAAAAACTGTTCTGCGCGCCCCGTGCCATCGATGTGGCCGGGTACTTGGTAATCACAGCCCGCATGACGTAGGTCTCTTCGGGCTTGTTGCTGTACAAAGAAAACTCGCCCAGCACATGGTCGGCGTACCTCACCCGGTCGGAGAACCACTCCTCATACGTGGGTCTGTCCTTGAAAAAGCGGATGGTCTGCAATGAGTTCGCCCCGCTCTCGATATTAACGAAACCAAACTTCGCACCATCGAGCTTTGAGAGGTATTTCTTTAAAAACTCTTCAATGCGTGTGCCTTTGTAACCCTCCCACGCCGTGGCAAGGTCTGTTATCTTTCTGTCTATTCCGTTTGCCATTATTACTTCCAGTTTTCGTTATTAACCCAATTTTTGCTCCCTATCCATACGCCCGAGCCGAAGCAGCTGCGGATGGCTGTCCATACGAGTTGCGCACCGTAGTATACGGCGGTGATGGCTTTGTGCCCGTAGTACACAGCCGCGGTTTGATGGTTACCTTTTCGTATCATTTTACTCTTCTGAAACAAAGTAGCAGCGGTCTGCATCGAGCTCGCCGGCCTGCCGCTTGCGGTTGTACTCTTCTTCCGATAAGAAGGTATGTTTAAACCCCTCCACCTTACCGATTCCGACCTGCACATCCTGGATGCTTTGCTTGAGCTCTTTGACGGCTTTGTCCCGGGCCGTAGTTTCGGTGGCCACTGCTTCGGCTGTTTCCTTCCGTAGCGTGGTGGCCTGTTCGGTGAGGGCTGTGGTTCTGTCCGACACCTCTTGGTTGATGGACCGCTGGAGCCTCGCATCTTCGTCGGCCCTGTCTTTCTTCTCCTGCGTCAGGTCATCGGCCAGTTTCTTGCCGGCAGCACCCGAGTAGGCTTGCCCTTCGGCTTCGCCCAGCGAGACCCTATTCAGGTTACCGATGAGTTTCCATCCGGGAGCCAGGTACACGTAGATGTTTCCGTTCTCGGGACTTTCGCCATCGGCATGCACCGCCACTAACTGCCCGGGCTTGAGCGGCTGATGGTGTGCGTCTTCCGGATGAGTGTCGGCTTCCATCTCCGCTTTGGACTTGTACACTTTTCTCACATGCAGGCTGCCGGCTGTCTGTTCGACATCGGCCAGCAGGGCGAGGGTGTCGGCGATGAGACCGCCCACCTCTTCGGGGGTGACGCTGGCCGTCTGCGTTTTTTCGCGCAACGTCTTGGCGCGCTTTTGGAGGTCGTAGATTGTGATTGCTGCCATCTTTATTCAAGGATTTCAAATATCAACGATACAGGGCACAGACTGGGAGAGTCGAGCTCCATTGAGGAGCCTACCATGCTTCCAACGGTCTTCAAGAAGCACTTGCGATCTGCGAATTCAAGCGCACAGGGTTTGGCACTGTCGTCTCCTCCGGTGCCGAAGATTCCGCTCCACCGTCGGTCGAGAAAGGCACCGATTACCGGATCCATCTCGAAGAGAAGTCCTGACTGATTCCACTCCCCCTTCTGGCTTTCAATTCTTACTTTTACGCGTGTTGAATCTCCCCGTTTTTGAAACTGCACTGCTCCGGAATACCCGTTAAAGAACGTGACGGGAATGGATTGCCATATCGGTTCGTTGCGATTGATGCCTACAAATTGGCAAACGAGTTTTTTCAACGTCGGCAACGTCATCGCCTCGTAGACCACCTTAGCTCCGGTCTTATCTGCGCTCAAATAGGCCTGGCGTGACAGCATGCAGGCGCGCACCTGCCCATCCTGATGTTCCCTCTCCTCAAGGGGCGTTTCCTTGATGCAAATATAGAGCGGGTCGTGCCAGGAATTAACCGTTATCCGCGTTTGAGGGAAGTCGAGAAACTCGCCATCGACGACGATCGTGCCACCGGCAATGTCAAATGTTGTTGTCATCTTTTCCTGGTCTACGGAAACGGGCTTTCCTTCGATCTGCTCAAGCAGGAAGGCCTGGCGGCTTCCGGTTATCGCCTCCAGGAGGCGATGATTAAAACCTGTGTCGTTGTCTTGGAGCAGCTTGAGGTCGTCGAGAAATACGGGCTGCCCGCCCTCGTTGAATATCAGTCTATTCATAGTCGTATAGTTCTATGCGGTATGTTCGCCCCGCGGGTTTGTAATGATTCAGTACATTGAGGATGGTGCGCAGATGGATTCCCTTACATCTATCCTGTCGGCTGTCAAGGGAACTGCAAAGGAAGGTGGGCACATACACTGTAAAACTGGTCTTGTAAGTCCCTTCACCAGTATGATGCAGCACCCGCCCTTCGCCCTCTTCGCGGCGTATGAGGAACACTGCTTGTTGTCCTTCGCTTTTGAAATGAAAGTAGCTCACGTCCTCGTCTTCGATGGTCTCAAGGTAAATTTGTCGACGCCGCAGGAAAAAGGCATCATTAAGAGCCTTTTCGATGTATTGCACGTGAGCGGTGATGTCAAGCTGCGCAGATACAGTAGCACGATAGCGAGTAAACTGTTCATGCAGCCTGCGCAAAGGCAAGATGAAGATGTGAAGTAGGGCCAGGAGCACCTGGCTGCGCAAGAGAGGCGGCAGTAGCTGCACGGCCCATCGGTTGAAGTCTACGTTAAACCACATATGTTAAAGTGTTGTGCAGCCCTTCGACAATGAAACTGCCGCTCGTGGCCGTATAATTGTTGCCTTGTATATCTACATACAGGCCGTCGCTGCGCTTTACTTGGCATGCTCCCAGCACCACGTCTACCACGCCCTCTACGCCTTGGATGGCGTCCACAAGTTTGGTTTTATTGAAGGTGCCGCCATAGGTGATGCCGCGCAGATAGGCATTAATGGCGGCTTCTGCCGGTCGGCTCTTGTCCGAGATGCGCACACCTGAGGAATCTATCACCAACGGGTCAACTATGATGCTTGCCGAAATGATGAGACAGTCAGCCGGACGGGACCGAATGCTCAGCACCACACCGGCTATTTTTACCCTATTCATATACTGTTTGAATGAGGTGAGAACATCATTTGAAAGGGGGACGGGAAGCCCATCTTTGTCGCCCGAGGCAAGTATCTGAATGCTGGTACCGCGGTCGCGAACGGCCACATAGCGCACTAACTGCTTACTCTCATCGACGGCAGGGTAGCGATATTGCGATGTAGCGTCGTCGAAGACGAGTGCATCGCCGTATTGAAACTGGCGTGCAATCTTGTAATACCAGGGCACGCTGGCCACCACGGCGCGACTGATTTTATCGTCGACATCTTCGCGATGGCGGTCGAATAGTGCCTCCATCACGTGGCAGCAGGCAGCCACGATGAAGAACAGGATGCTCTCGAGGCTTACCGGCGAAAAACTGCCGGCAAAGGTGCTACCCTCCGTTAGTCCGTATTGCTCGCGGATGGTGGCGTTGGCCATGAAGGCATCCGTCATCGTCTGTTTAATTTCTGCTATTGTTCGTGCCATCTGCTTAATTGAATATGTCGTTAAAGACCTCGTTAAAAATGCGTTCTCGGGTAGCGTTACTCCCCCGCAATGTGGCAGGCTGCACACCACGCGCCCGACAATAGTCGCGCATCACACGGCTGTATGTCTTTTCGTGCAGGCGCAGCACGGTACCGGTTTGCGGCACATCCGACACGCTCAAACCATTGTCTGCGGCCAGTTGTACCACGGCCTCGAGTGCGCCATACTCCTGTATGGCCACATCTGCCAGCGTCTGCCCGTCTCTTACCACCACTTCCATAGTCGACGCGCCTTATATAGAATGTATAGAATGATGCCGAGACAAAGAATCCCGGCAAGAATGCGCACAAAGGATGTAAGACTCAGCCGAACGGATTTTGAGTCCGTTTTTACGGCCTTTACTTGCTGCTCTCTTTCACTGTCTCGGGTTTCTGTGCTCTTCTCCGTTGTCGCGTTATCTGTCTGTCTGTCCCGCACGCGGTCACTGGTGCGGTATCGCTCGGTTCCTATCACCTTACCCGTGGTGTCTTTGATGATCACCACCGAATCACGGACGATAACACTGTCACGCGTGGCGGTGACGTAACGAATAACGACGCTGTCGCGCTGCACCACACTGTCGCGCTGCTGTATGTTTGTTTCCAGCTCGCGCGTCACGGTGCGCGTAGTACGGCAGGAAACCAACACAAGCAGCAGAAGTATATACAATAGGTGTTTCATACAGATTGAAATTGGATGTCCTTATATTCTGTTTTAGCGTCGAAGCACGGGCAGGCCTTGATGTACTCGCTGGGTTCGATACGCCCGTTGTGGTTGCGGTCAGGTGAAAAGTCGCGGTGCCCCTGTATCGTGGCGGTAGGGTACTTCTTATGAAGCATACTCAACAGTCCTGCCAGCGATGCCTTCTGTGCAGCCGTGCGATTGTCTACAGGTTTCCCTTCGGCATCGATGCCGCCGATATAGGCCACGTTAATTAGAACACTGTTATAGCCCTTCACGCCGTTACTCACCTTATCTTCGTCGAGTAACTGCGTGATGGTTCCGTCGGCAGCTACTACGTAGTGGTAGCCCGGGTTCTTCCACCCTTTACGGCGGAACTCCTGCTGCAGCTCCTTAATCGTGGTGTGCTGCGAGCTGGCTGTACAGTGTACGGCGATGTACTTAATAGCTCTCATACTTTCTTTACATGTAGGGTTTCAAGGGCCTCGGCCACCTCCTCGGGGCGTACGTTTAACTTGCTGGCTATCTCGCCGGCCAATGCCTTTTTGAGTAGCTTTAAAAACGGCATGTTGGGATAGCATATCAGCATGCTGCCCGCCATACTCCATAGCTCCACGAGAATGATTCCGATGCAGATGATACTGGTGGTAAGCCCTGCACCAACCCCCGCCAATTTGTCAAGTAAAATAAAGACAAAGATAGCCGTGCCGTACACGGCGAGTTTGGCAAAGGTGTCGCGTGTCAGCTCACTTAAAGCGAAGCGTTTTTGTAGGAGACTGGCTGCAATGCCCCAAACGGCATCGAGCACGATGGCCATCACGGTGAAACCCACCATCCGTTCGTAGCCTACGATGAAATTCATCACCAGCAGGAATGCACACAGAAGCCAGCCCCACACCGTGGAGAGGACTTCGGAAAGTTTGTTTAAAAAGTGTTCAATCATTTTTATTTGAATTTAATACGTTGCGTCTATGTCTATGTTTTTTAATGTCAGCTTTACGCTGTTTACTTTTTGACGATCCATTTCCAATTGCTCGCGGATAAGCGAACGCCAATAGAGCGGGTCGTTGTCGAGCAGCATGTCGGCAATACCGCAGCCCACCGAGGGACGTTCTTTGAGTTCGCCCGGATGTAAGGCCAGGATCAGGGCTTGGTTCTGTCGCAGGATGTCGCCCACCTGCAGCCCCGATAGAATCTTACCTTGCGCATCGCGCCGCACTTTGATGGCGGGAGCAAAGTCTATGAGTTGTATGCCGTTCATCTGCTTAATGTTTTACGGTTGTGTCTTCGTAATCATCCCTTTTCATTTGCTGCGCCGGCTGGAGCGGTGGCCCCGTCGGCCCGTGCGTGCCCTGGTGGGTGTGGCTATTGAACGCCTGCACCAGTTCGTTGAGCTTCTGCGTCAGCGGCTCGATATTAATCAGTCCACCCAACTTACCGCCGTTGATGGTGATACTTTCGGCGCGGTCTACGGCCAGGACCACAAGCTGGGTGAGGTCTCCCGATAGGCTGCCCACGATGACGGCACTGCCGACGGCGGGCGTGATGAGCAGCTGTCCTACTTCTGCAGCCTCCGAGGCGCGCAGTCGCACGTCGGGCACGGTGATATTGCCGAGCTCCACATCGCACAGAACACCATCCACTTTCCGTACGATGCCCTGCATCAAGGTGAGCGATGCCTTGCCGGCGGCTGCCTGTACCAATTGGGCTAATTCCTTGTAACTGTCCATCTTTATTTTAGCTTAGCCTAAATCCGAGTTCGATCTTGCGTACCCCGCCGTTCTCGGAGAACTCCGTAGTAACGCTGCGTACATAGTATGTGCCGTCCTTGTGTGGGTAGTCGGCATCGTGCAGCGTAGCGGTGTCGCCCGGCACGCACTGCGGCACGAGCCAGGTGGTGATGCTTCCATCGTAGCCGTCGAAGCTCCGCCGGCGTACTTCGGCTTCGCCCCGTGCCCGCATCGATGCCGTGTCGGAGGCGTGGCATTTGACTTCCATCTTCTCACCGCCCGTGCTGCCCGTCTCTATCTCTTTCACTGTGCCGTCCGGCATGATGGCCTTAACTACTACCCGCACCTTCTTGTCTTCGGCGCGTCGATAGGTCAGGTCGGCTTCCTCGACGTTGAGGGCAAAGTCGTAGCGACGGTCGGTACCCGTTACCTCGCCCGGGGGGTGCACGTGCAGCGTGCCGTCCTGCAGATAGATGTCCGCCCCGCACTCTTCCTGCACCTTCTTTAACACATCGTAGCCCGTGGCGTCGCGGATGACGAATTTGGCGTATGTCCAGGTATAGGAGCAGGCCACGCGGTACTTCCTGCCTACACCTTTTATAATATGATGCAGTAAGGCGGCCAGCGATACTTTCTTCAGCACGGCATTGGGAATGTCGCGGCGAAAGGTAAAGAGGTCATCTTCGCAGTAGAGCTTGATATTGCCCCCATCGGTGGAGATACGCTGCAGCCAGCCGCGGAACTCTTCTACGATGCCCGTTTCCCTGTAGCCGAACTTCACCACCACCGCATCACCGCGCCGGATGTGGCTTTCCACGTCGAGAGCTTTATTAAGCTGCGCGGCGGGTAGTGTTATCTCGCAGGTGTCGGCCAGCAGTTCCACGCTCTTATGAACGCTAACCGCGTCGAGCATACCGAGCTTGTAGCTGCCGATGGTGATGTCGTAGATCATCGTGTACATGACTATGGGGTTTGTAATCGTTCGTATTCAGAGCTACCGAGCAGCAGCTTGTAAATGTCATCGCTATATGCTTTGATGGTGTAGTTCTGGTTCGCCTCACCCGCTGTAAAGGGCATTTCCCAGCTTTCTATCACCAGGCGTGAGATGCCGAACACCTCGAGCAGGGGCGAGAGGGCCGTGACAGCACCGGCTTCGCAGAAGTTCTTCAGTCGCGCCACGTCGGCTTCGGGGTAGCGACCATCGGGGCCCATCAGTAAGCCCTCGATGGTGATTTCGTAGTCATCCTGCGCCCAGCGTTCTTTGATGCTTCCGCGTATCAGTCCTTTGTTCACCTGCCGCCGCTTGATGATGTGTCGGCCCGTGAGGCTAATCATCGGCTCCAAGGGTAGCAGCCATTCGCGTGCGCCCGGCTCTTCTATCTTCAAACTTAGCGGCATGGTCATCGGTATGCCCAGCGCATTGGTGCGCACCAGGTCTTCGAGCTCCGCGTCGTCCATGACACGGATCGCATCGTAGTCCTCGCTGGGTACCTGTGCGATACCCGTGTATCGGAACAGCCAGTAGGGCGGTATCTTACCACCAAATACCCGTAGGGCTATGTTTTCAAGAGCGAAACGCGTTGCAGTGTTCATTTTATCCAGTTATAAATTAACCTCGGTCGGTGCTTGTAGCGATGGCCAGGGCGCGGTTCATGCTTTGTATGACGATGCGCTCGAGCTCTGCTGTGTCCGCCTTGTCGGTCATGTGGACGTGCAGCGTGTCGAAAAACTTACCGATGTGCATAGTGATGGAGGTATTGCGGCGGCCGCCCGTGGCGATGTCTTCGGCCGACTTGCGGCCTTTCTTTTTCTTCTTTTTATCTTTACCATCGCCAAAGACAACTTGCTCGGCGGTGGCACTGCCTTTCAGGCCGGGCACAGATAAGATGGAGCGTTCTTTCTTGTCTGATTTCTGCTTATCCTTGGCCCACTCGGTGGCGAGGTTCTGATGGTAATTCGCCCCGAAGCCTTTAACCGTGTTGGCCGTTTGCGAGATGGCATTGGCAGCGGAGCTCACTCCAAGCAGGTTCTTCACTCCGGTGCCGAAATCCTGGGCAGCTCCTTTAAAGTCGCCGCTAAAGAGTTTATACAGTGCGCTGCCCACCTTCCCCAGGACACTTAACAGCTCTTCGATGCGAGCGATCAGATAGTCCTTGACAATGCCTGCAAAGCCCTTGATGGTGTCCCACATGGTGATCAGGAAAGCCCGAAAGCCGGCGAACTTCATCCAGCAGTAAGCGACAACGCCAGTAAGAGCGACCATACCAACGACCATTAGCCCGATGGGGTTAGCCGCCATGGCGAGATTGAGCAACCACTGGGCGGCCGTCCACAGTTTCATCATGGCGGTAATAGCAACCACCACAGCCCTATAAGCGGCTAACGCCATCGTATAAGCACGACACACCGCCCATACACTTGCAATAACACCGCCGAGGATCAGGAACTCCGTTTTGAACTTGACCACAAACTTGATGGCCGAAGACAGCGCGCCGGCCAGTGCGAAAACGAGGCCGAATATCTTCGGAATGGCTGCCGTAATCAGGTCGAGCAGTTCTCCGATGGGCGACTTTACGGAATTGTACAGCTCGAGGGTCTTTGTCTGTACAACCGATACTGCCTTGTTCCACCTGCCTGCCACAGTTTGGCTTTGGGCGTCCATCATGCCGTTGAACTTGCCTCCGGCACCGGTGGCATGGTCGATGGCTTGCGCAATGTTTTGGTAGGTAATCTTGCCATCCGACATCAAGTCGCGTAGTTCGCTCATGCTTTTGCCCGTCATTTTAGACAGTTCCTGCAGCGGGTTAAATCCGGCATTGATAAATTGCAACAGGTCCTGGCCCATCAGATAGCCGTTGGCGTGCACCTGGCCGAGTACCAGCGAAAGCGACGACAGGCGGCCGGCATCACCGCCGGAGATGTTTCCCAGCTGCTCGAGTCGTTTTAGTGTTTCATTGGATGCGACCCCGAAATTCATCATCAGCTGGGCGTTTCTCTCCAGCTGGAGCTTCGAGAACGGCGAGCGGGCGGATAGGTCGGTGATTTGCGAGAGCATCCGTGTTGCCTTCTCTTCATCGCCCACCAACACGCGGAAGGCTACGCTCGTCTGTTCCGCCTGCGCCCCGAGTCGTACCATGCCGGCGATGCCCGCACCTATCATGGTGTAGGGGTTCATCAGAAACGACACGCCCGGAATAGACATCAGCGAACTCTTGAAGCCATCGAACGAAAAAGCACGTCGCAGGCCCCGACCAACAACGGATGCCTTTCTGTCGATGGCATCCAGCTGCTGTTCGGTCTGTCGCGCTACCGACACGACATTGCCCTTGTCGGCGTTGAGCTTAATGAGGAACTTAAGAATATTATCCATCGCTGGCTTTGGTTTCTGCTTTGCGTATCTCGGCTAAATATTTGTATGTATGCGCCCACTCTTCGTCCGACAGCGTGTCGGGGTCTAAGTGTAGGTAGTAGCGCATGACTGTGTTGAAAAAGAGGACGTCGAACCCATCGGAGATGTCGACCTCGGCGTCCTCTAAAGCTTTTTTATTTCGGCCTCCTTGACTTCGAGGACATCCTGCATCTTCTGAATGGCGGCGAAGAAGAGGGCATCATCGGTCTTGATTTCTTCGTCGCCGTCCACCCACAGCTGATTAAGCATGGTCTCGCTCATCTTGATGGGGTCTTTCACCACACTGGCGTAGCTCAAGTCGCGCCGCGTGGGACGGTGCAGGATGCACGATTTACCTTCGACGGTAATCTCGAAGAGATCGCCATGTTTTTTCTTCCACTCTTGGACTTGTTCTTTACTGTATTTCATTGCTTTGCTTGTTAAATGGTTTACACACTTTTTTTGTCTAAAAAGATGAAGGGAATGGTCTTCTCCTGGAACTTATCTCCCTGCTTCCACTCGGTGTTGTCCTCGGTGAACTCTACGCCAATGAGGACGTCTACGGTCATGGCATCGCCGCGTTCAGGATTGCCGTAGGCCACCACGATGTCGAGCGATGCTTTCAGGATGTCGCCAAGGGCAGCCGCACGCAAGGCGTTGTATTCGCTTTGCAGAAGCGTGATCTCACCGCTGTGGTCGTAATTGCCGGCCTGGATGGCATGGGGCCTGTTACCCTTTGCAAACACCAATTCTTTTTCCTTCTTGATGTTGTACTTAATGCCGCGGATGCCAGTGACAGGCCGTCCGCCCATCACGACATTGATGTCTGCCCACTCGTATTCTTTACTATTGAAAAACATACTATTATTCCTTTAAGATGATCCAAGCAGGTGGGCGTGAAGCCCACCCGCAAAAACTACTTACCTTCTACCTGGAAGCCGAGTTTGACGTCGATGTAGCGGGCATAGCCGAACGGCCGCACCTTGAGCACGAGTACGATCTTCGAGGTTGAGAGCACGTTCTGTTTGGGGTCGATGTAGGCCTTGCAGCCTGCACCGTCGGCATCGGCCGAAAGCTCGCCCACTGCAGTCATCGTGCGATTGACGGCGTTCTCCATCATTTGTTGCCAGGCCATGATGATGCCGTGTTGCAACGTACCGTCTTCATTGACCGCCAGTTCGTCCATCATCAACTCAAGCAACGCTGCATAGGCGATGCGGTAGGCCTTGTCGATGGTGCGGCGCGCGGTGATGTGCGCATAGTCGTCGGTCTGTTCGCAGGCCAGCCGGTCATCGGTGAAGAAGTAACCGGCCTTGCCCACATACTTGCGCGGGGTGATGTAGCCGGCATCGTAGAGGTCGCTTACCGCCGAGGCATTCTCTTCCACAGGCTTGTTGCCGATATACATAGCAATCGGTTTGAGCGCACCATCTTTCACCCGGCCGATATTGCGCTGCACGGGGATGGAGGCCAGTCGACCGGCCATCACGCCCACTGCTGCGCCCTCGGAGGCTTTTACCGTGTCGCCAATGAGAACGCCCACACGATTGTAGGCTTCATTGTGCAGGTCTTTGACCACACCGCCCTTGTAGCCACGACCCTCAAGGACGATGAAGAGCGGGGCATAGAGCGAGGTGGTAGCCCATTCGGCTAACTGCTGCGCCTTGGGAAGGGCAGTAAAGAGGTCATCGTCCAGTCCGTTGGTGGTCAGGGTGGCCTCGCGTCCGTCTCCGGCTACGAAGATACCTCGCAGGACTCCATTCTGTGCTGTGATGAGATCTTTGATGGCGCCCGTGTCCTTGTCGCACAGCTCGGTGAAGGTCTTGGTCCTGTCGACAGGGAAGATGACGAGTTTCGTACCTTCCTCCACCTCGGTGTAGAAGTCCTTGACATGTTTGTACAAGCGAGGGTTATTCTCTTCTGTCACACCCTGTGCCACCATCTCTTCATACGAATGTAGGAGGTAGGCCTTATCCAGTTCCAGCGTCTTTGCAACGACTGTTGCACCGCACACCAGGGCAAAGAGCCCGTCGGGGCTTTCCCCGACAGTACCCAGCTGCCCGTTCATGAATTGTATTTTAATCCTTGGTAACATACGCTACTCCTTTCTTATTTCGCGGCTTCGGCCAGCAGATAGATACCCTTCTTGTCGTAACGACGCACCGAACCGCCCGTGCGGAGCAGGAACGAGTAGATGTCGCCATAGTAGAGCGGGTTGTTCGTCGAGTCAAACATCTTGACTTCTCCCAATGCGCGACTGACCGACTGGTCGTGCCACGCCAGTGCAGCGGCCAACTCACCGGCAACAGCTTCTTCGCTCCACGGCAGCAAGGTCTTATCGCTTTTTACACGCAATACCTTGCTGCGCTTCATGATGTTAAGCCCCCACAGGTTGCCCACGATACCCTTTTGCGCATCTGCCGAGTTCTGAAGCATCCATTTGTCACTTTCTGTAAGGTCAGACAACAAGTCGGCGTACATGTACGCATCAAGCAGGATGTAGCGTCCCTCTTCGGGCACGTTGTCGGCATCCATTCGCGTCATGATGGACAGGAGGTCTTCCTTGGTGATACGCTTGCGCTTGCCGGTGGCTGTCTCCGAGGTGTGTGCGGCACGCTCGACGGTGCCGGTGGTCAGCAGCACATTGGTTGTGGGTACTCCTGAACCCCAACGCTCGAGCAGGTTCAAGTGCGCCTCATTCTGCAACTGACTGCGGTCGTTGCTGATGATGGAACTGCGCTTGTCGTAAGACAGTTCCACCGTGTCGATGTTGGGAATGTAAATCGGGTCGGTGGTCAGCTCGTCGATGACGTACTCGAGGTCGTTGTCGGCGCGCTGGTTCACCTGTGCCGGTTTTACCGTGCGGTTTTTCTTTACATTCGAAGGTTTACCCGCATTGGGAATGATGACCTTGTGTGCTTTGACGAAGGTCGAGTCGTCTACGGATTTTGTAGCAAAACTGTTGTCGGGATAAAAGTTCTCGACCAGTGTGGATTGCCAAATACTGATGTTTAATGCCATATTTTCTTTCTGTTTTAATGTTGTTCAAATCGTCTCTAAATGCGTGTCTTACTCTTTGTAATCTTCGCCAAATCTCTCTTTATACTTCTCCTTGAAAGTATTGAAATCGGCGTTACGGAGGTTGGACAGCTGTCCGGCTTTGTCCAGCTCATCCCAGGTCTTGCTTGCAAGCGATGCGGGCGAGGCCTCCCCTTTGTACACGTCGACGATGCGACGTTCGGGCTGGGGCTTCATGCTGTTGATGAGTTTCTCTGTGTTTTCACGGTCACTCTTCATGAGGGCCGTGAAACTCTCTTTCTGCGCGGCTGTAATGCGACGCTCAGCGATCGCCTTGTCGATGAACGCCGCAACCTCTTTGTCTTCGACCTCCTGCAGCTTCTGCTTGTAGGTGTTGACAGCTTTTTCCAGTGCGTCCACTTTCGTGGCCCTGTTCTCCAGGTCGCGGATATGCGCGAGCACATCGTCTTCACTTGCCATATTAGCAAACGAAGGCACTTTTTTAATTGAATCTAACAATCCCATTTCGTCGTTTGGTTTTAGTGGCTGGTTTCGCAGCCGGTTATTGAAATACGTGTAAATCGCGTCTGTCGTTTGGGTAGGCACCGGTTCTTCAGCCATCTCATAGATGCCGTCGATGAGTTTCATCTCCAGTGCTTCACGGGCAGAGAGCCAGTGGTCTTTTTCATCGAAATACTTCGATAAGACATCTTCCTTTTTCATGCCACACCGGCCCGCAATCATTGCAGCGAGGTCACCCTGCAGGGCTTCCATCTGCGTGGCCATATCGCGCAAGTCCGATGCGTTGCCCCACGCACCGCCACTGACGGCGTGAAGCATCAGTTTGGCGTAAGGCGACATATACAGGGGCTTACCACACAGGGCGATGACGCCGGCGATGCTGGCAGCCACACCATCGATATAAATAGTGATGTCCGCCTTACTGTTTCGCAAGGCGGTGTAGATGGCCATGCCGGAGAACACATCCCCGCCACAGCTATTAATGCGCACATCGATCTTCTTATACTGATGAGAAAGTGCCATCAGCTCGGCCACCACACGGCCACTGTCTACGCGCTGGCCTTCGCCGACATCGCCGTAGAGTAAGATGGCCACCTCGCCACCTTCAGAAGGGATGATATTAAAGAATTGTTTTTGCATTCGCGTGAATTTTTATGCAAAAGTAGACGTGTTTTTTATCGCTGCAAAATGCCGAAAATACCATTTCAGACGCTCTTCATATCGCTTCAAAATCAATGTATATGATGTATTTCTAATTTTTCCGGCAACTCAAAAAGTAGGAATTTTGCAATGTATAAAGATGTATATATATGCCAAAAACAAGCATTGATAAAAAAGGCATCGCCAAGTCGCTCTACCTGGATGGCAACTACACCCAGGAGGAGATTGCCGACAAGGTGGGCACGACTCGGCAGACGGTCAGCCGCTGGGTGAAAGCGGAGAATTGGGACACACTCAAGGCATCGGTTTCAATTACACCGGCGCAGATCATTGCCCAGTGGAACCGGCAGATCGTTGAAATCAACAAAAAGATTAACGACCGCCCCGAGGGTGAACGCTTTGCCACCACACAGGAGGCGGACGCGCTCTCCAAACTGGCGGGCGCAATTAAGAAACTCGAGGCAGACATCGGTGTGCCCGATTGCGTGTCGGTGGCCATGCGCTTTCTCTCCTGGCTCCGACCGCTTGACATCGAGGCGGCCAAACAGTTTAATTACCTCTTTGATGCGTTCATCAAAGACCAGGCAAACCGCAAGCAATGATGGGAAAGCTGACCGACAAACAAGCCCTTGAACTATGGCGCAGATATAACGAAGGACTGGCTAAAGACATCGATGTCGATGAAAGTCTGTCCCGGTATGATATTGATAAAAAACGGGCGGAACTGGAAGCCGACCCGATAGCGTGGATATTGTATTTCTTTCCGACGTATGCCAAGTACGAGTTCGCACCTTTCCAGGTGAAAGCCATCAAGCGCATCATCGCCAACGAGGAATGGTACGAGGTTCTCTCATGGAGTCGTGAGCTGGCGAAGTCGACCGTGGCGATGTTCGTGCTGATGTACCTCACGCTCACCAAACGCAAGCGGTTCGTGGCGTTGGCAGCGGCCACCATTGATGCGGCCGAACGCCTGCTCGCACCTTATAAGATTAACTTCGAAAAGAACCCGCGCCTGCAACAGTTCTACGGTAAGCAGGAAGTATTGGGCATGTGGACGGATAGAGAGTTTAGCTGCGCCTGCGGTGCGAAGTTCATTGCCCTGGGAGCCGGATCGGCCCCGCGTGGTATGCGAAATGAGGCCATCCGTCCCGATGTGCTGTATTTCGACGACTACGACACCGACGAAGACTGCCGCAATCCTACCACGCTCGACAAGAAGTGGCAATGGGCTGAGCATGCCTTGTACCCTACACGCTCCATCTCGGAGCCCACACTGGTGCTGTGGTGCGGCAACATCATCGCCAAAGACTGCTGCATTACACGTGCCGGTAAACTGGCCAACAGCTGGGACATCGTCAACATTCGCGACAGGCACGGACGCAGCACGTGGCCGCAGAAAAACACCGAGGAGCAGATCGACCGGATTTTATCGAAAATATCCGTGCGCGCCCAGCAGGCTGAATATTTTAACAATCCCATCGCCGAAGGTAAGATTTTTAAAAGCCTACCCTTCGGTAAGGTACCGCCATTAAAGAAGTTCCGCTTCCTGATTGGCTACGGTGACCCCGCCTACTCGGACAGTAAGAAAAAAGGAAGCAGCACCAAGGCCTTGTGGTTGATTGGCAAATACAAAGGCGTGTATTACATCATTAAGGGTTTTCTCGCCCGGGAAACGAATGCCAATTTTATCGGATGGTACTTTGAGCTTAACAACTATGTTGGCGGCAAGACCAACGTGTATTGGTACATAGAGAACAATAAGCTCCAAGACCCCTTCTATCAGCAGGTGTTCAAGCCCCTGCTGCGCGACGAGTGCGCCAAGCGCAAGACGCAGCTGTTCATCAGGGAGGACACGCGCAAGAAGACCGACAAGGCCACGCGCATCGAGGCCAACCTTGAGCCGCTCGACCGATTAGGTACATGGATATTCAACGAAGAAGAGAAGGACAACCCCCACATGCAGGAACTCATCAACCAGTCCAAACTCTTCGAGCTCACCCTGCCTTACCCTGCCGACGGCCTCGATGCCGTGGAGGGAGGTGTGACCATGGTGGACACGAAGACGGGAGAGCTGGAACCCACCTACACCATCGCCCTTAACGACGAAGAGCTCAACAAAGACAACCCTTTTATACTGTAATATGAGCAACTTTATAGACATCACCGACTATGACGCGAGCATTCATCGCGAGATACTCGACAGCCTGCTACGGCAGGGTACGGCCGACTACGACCCGCAGATCGTTGAGATATGCGAGGACCGCGCCGTGATGGAGATGCGGTCGTATCTGAACAAGAAGTACGACTGCAGCCGCATTTTTAAAGCACGCGGTACCGACCGGCACGCGCTGGTACTGATGTTTGCCATCGATATTGCCGTCTTTCACATCTACTGCCAGCACAACCCCTACAAGATGTCGAAGACCAGACAGGACCGCTACGACCGGGCCGTGGAGTGGCTCAAGGGCGTGATGCGGGGCGATGTCACCATCGACGGGGCACCGCTATTGCCTGCCGACGAACTCGAAGACAAGTCGCGCTGGCAAATCAAGGCCGACGAGGTAAGGCCGATACTGGGGTGATTTACTATTCATAACACATAATTCAGATTAAGCCAATGGCAAACTTAAGAGATAAACGAGCCAGCAAAGGCCGCATTACACAGGGCGGCATGCTCACTAAACAGGGAGAACGGCAGCCGGATGTGGTGTTACAGATGCCGGAGCTCTTCCACTTCAATCTACAGCATTACATGAACGCCGTTACCTCGGCCCGGGGTATCGACTACAGCAATCGTGTGCGGCTCTATGACATGTACGAGAGTGCGAACTTCGACCTGCACCTAACGGGCGTGATGGCGAAGCGATTACGTGGCGTTACGCAGATACCGATTGAGTTTCAGCGTAACGGAAAGCCCGACGAAGCAATCAATAAGCAGCTGCGCTCGCCCTGGTTTAAGGAGCTGCGCAAAGAACTTATCCTCTCCGAATTCTGGGGCTTCACGCTGGTGCAGTTCCGTCTGGGTGATGACGGTAACATCCGCTTCGACTCTATCGACCGCAAGCACTACGACCCCGTACACCGCTTCCTGCTGCGCCATCAGGGCGACGTGGAAGGCGAGCCCATCGAGTACTTCGACAAAACCTTATTCGTCGGCAGTGAGCGCGGACTGGGTATCTTTGCCGAGATACTGCCCGCCGTGTTGTATAAGAAAGGTAACATGGGCGACTGGGCGCGGTTCTGTAACATCTTCGGCATGCCCATTCGCGAGTACACCTATGATGCGGGCGACGAAGAAGCGCGCAAGACGCTGATCCGCGAGGCGCGCTCCCAGGGCACGAATGCCGTGTATATACACCCCAAAGACAGCGACCTAAAACTGCTCGAAGCAGCCAACAAGACGGGCAGCAGCGAACTGTACCGCACCTTTGCTGAATATTGGGACAGCAAAATCAGCATTCGTGTGCTGGGCAACACGCTGACCACAGACGCCAAGGAAACGGGTACACAAGCCCTGGGAACGATACACAAGGAGGAAGAGGACGAGATGAACGCCGACGACCGCGACTTCATCCTCGACATTCTGAACTACCAGATGCGCGACGTCTTTGCCAATCTCGGTTTTAACACCGACGGTGGCGAGTTCGTTTATGCCAAGAAAGACAAGGTGGACGTGGCGCAGCAAATCGACATCGTGCAGAAGTGCGCCAATATGGGGCTACCCATCGACGACGACTATCTCTATGAGACGTTCGGCATTGCCAAGCCCGAGAACTACGACGATTTAAAGAAAAAAAAGGAAGAGGAGCGCGCCGCGCTGCGTGAACGGATGCAACAGCAACCCACAGAACCGACACCCCCTACCAAGCCCACACCGCCCTCTAACGCCCTGAGTCGTTTTTTCGGAATAGCCCCGAAGCCTATCGGGGCGGACAACGAATTTTAATCGATAGCCTATACTACGGTGACAACCACTGCGGATGTCACAGCCACTTCCGCAATGCCGGTGAGGATGTAAACTTTTCTGCCGACATCTTAAGCGACTTCCTGCACAAGGTGTACGACGGCTTCGACACGTCCACCGAGATAGAGCCTGGTATGTGGCGCGAGCTGCTGCGCCTGCTGCACGAAGCAGCGGTGCAGGGATTGGCACAGGGTGACTACCAGCCACGGCACAACGACGAGTTCTTAAGTGCCATGCGCCACGGCAACGAGGTGTTTGCCGCATTCAAAGTGCACGCCATGGGTACAGCTATGGCGGCCAAGCTACTCGACTCGAACGGCCATCTCAAGCCGTTCGAACAGTGGTTGAACGACGTTCGAAGCATCTCATCGCACCATGTAGGCACGTGGCTGAAGACCGAATACAACACGGCCATGCTGCGGGCACATGCTGCAGCAGACTGGCAGGAGTTTGTCCGTAACCGCGACGTGATGCCCAACCTGCGGTGGATGCCCACTACCTCTCCCGATGCCGAAGCCTCGCACCGCTCGTATTGGGAGAAGAAACTCACGCTGCCGGTGGAGCATCCGTTCTGGGCGAAGCACCATCCGCAAGACCGATGGAACTGCAAGTGCCGGCTCGAAGCCACCGATGAGCCTGCATCGCCGGAAGACCTGGTGGAAGACATGCCGGCTCCGAAGCCCCAGCGCGGGCTGGACAACAACCCCGGAAAAGATGGGTACTTGGTGAACGACACGCACCCCTACTTTCCAGAGAACTGCGCCAGCTGTCCGTTTTACAAGCCAAGGGGTATTAAGAACCGGCTTAAGGCGGCATTCAGCAACCATAAGAAGGACTGTTTTAACTGCCCATACATCGACGGCTGCCTGGAGAGGGCCAAGCAGGTGAAGTCTCTTCTTCGCGAACGAGCAAAAGAAATACGCAAAGAAGCGGAGTACCTAAAAGAAACTTTGCTGACAAATGACGGTTTCGGACACGAGGTAAGAATCTATGGTTCAAGCATCAAAGAGTGGCTGAACCAACCGCATGAACAATACAGAGAAAAGAATGAACTACTGCTATCTGTTCCGAATGTGTTTGCTAAAGCCAAGTATTTAGGCTATGGCGAAGACACGAAGAAGAGAAGGGACGTTGTTCATAGCCATGTTTTTGAAACCGAGATAAAAGGCAAGAAAAGCTGGATATTGGTGCATGAAATGAAATGGGGAGAATGTGTGTTGCACAGTATCTCAGACAGCGACAAAGTTAAGATTGGGCTCAAAAAATAAAAGGTCTCTTGAACCCTTCCCTCCGGAGATGCAATCCGGCGCGGTACTCAAAAGACCTTTCGTTTTTGCAAAGATACAAAATATTTCGTACAAACAAACTTTTAAGCAATAATTTTCTATGGACGCCAAACAAATAGCCAATATCATCGCCCGTGCACCGAAGCAGGTAGAGGTGGCCCTGCGCGACGAAATACCGCGCAAGGCGGCTGTCGTGGCAAAGAACCACTTTAAGCACAATTTTGACGAGAGCGGATTCATGGACGGCGGTTTGCGCCCTTGG